TCCTACTGACGATGACGAACCTGCATGAGAACCGCGGCGATGACCCGGCTCTCGCTGGTCTGCCAGTGGCCGCTGTGCAGCTCGCCTTCCCCTTCCGCGTTGGCCTGGGGGTTTGAATGGACGTCGGCAAGCTGCGCCACCGGATCGACCTGTACGCCTTCACGCAGGTTCAAGACCCGGACACCGGGATCATCACCGAGGGTTACGGCCCTGTGGCGACCGGCATCTGGGCATCCGTCGAGCCCTTGAGCACGCGCGAGTACATCGCCAGCCAAGCCACGCAGGCGCAGGCAACAACGCGGATTGTGATTCGCTACCGGGAAGGCGTTGAGGCCACGATGCGGGTTCTGCACCGCGGCATCTTCTACGACCTGGCCGGGCCTCCGCTGCCGGACAAGGATTCGGGGCTGGAGTATTTGACCTTGCTGTGTAAGCAGGTGGTGGCATGAAGGTCGGTTACGCATAACCGTTCGTCGGAAAGGCATTGATGGTTACGCGTAACCAGCTATAGTCACTCCATCGCAACACGCAACCGGAGAGACAAATGACCTTCAGCATCATGGGCTTCACGATCAAGACCGCCGAACAAGCTCGCTCTATCCTGGTCATCGCCAAGCTGCAAGGTCGCACCCAAGTGGTCGCGCAATGCCTGTCGGTCATTCAGCAGTACGAGGCCGCATGAGCGGCTTTTCCGCGCGCCGGGGGCGGCGCTTTGAGTTGGGCTCGTCGGAGGGCGTCGGGGCTGTGCGCACAGTTCCTGTGGTGTGCCGACACTTCGCTGAAGGGAAGTCATGAGCCCGAGCGGGGTGATGCGCTGGTTCGATTCCAGCAGCCCAACTCAAAGCGCCGCCGAAGGCCAGACGGGCAAAATGCAGCCGATGGCCCTATCGAACAAAGAGAAGCAGGAAGCCTACCGCCAGCGCCGCGCCGAGCAGGGATTGCAGGAGGTGCGCGGCATCTTCCTGCCGCCGGAACTGCACGCGGAACTGAAGGCCCTCGCGGCGAAGCTGCTGAAGAAGGCGCAGAAGGCGCCGTCTGCGAAGTGAAAACCGGCGTTTACGTCATCGCCAATCTGATCAACGGGAAGCTGTATGTAGGGAGCGCCGGCCGATCGTTCAATGAGCGGTTCCGGCAGCATCGCAGTCAATTGCGGCGAGGCATCCACCACAGCAAGCACATGCAGGCTGCATGGAACAAATACGGCGAGGAATCTTTCGAGTTCCGGGTTGTGTGTGAGACGGCGCCAGAGCAGGCGGTGGCAATGGAGCAGGTCTACATGGACCGCCTAAAGCCAGAGTACAACGTGCTACCTCGGGCCGGTTCGGCGCTGGGAATGAAAATGACGGAGGCGTCAAAGGCCAAGATCAGCGCGAAGTCGCGCAGGTTGTGGACCGACCCGGACTTCCGAGCGCGAAGCGTGGCCGCCTTCCGAGAGTTGCGGGCGCAGCCTGAAGTCCGCGCCAAGATGGGCGAGGTTCAGCGGCGGATGTGGCAAGACCCGGAGGCGCGACAGCGGAGGGTTGATGCGCTGAAGCGTGCCGGCAGCGACCCAGAATTTCGGGCACTGGTGAGTAAGAATTCACGCGCTGCTATGGGCACAGCGGAAGCCAAGGCGCGAAGCAGCGCCCGCACAACTAGGGAATGGGCAGACCCGGAGCATCGGGCCAAACGGGTCGCAGCTATTCGAGAGGCGACCGGAACGCCAGAAGCTCGCAAACGATCCGGCGAGATCGCCCAAGCGCGCTGGGATGATCCGGCCTACCGCGAGCGAATGAAAACCGTGATGAAAGGTCCGAAGCGGGAGACCATCATGGCAAAGACGAAATACACGCCGGAGTTCAAGGCCGGCATTCTGGCGGCGCTCGCCGCTGGCAAGAGTCACAGAGCAGTCGCCGCCGAGTTCGGCGTTGACTACGGTTCGGTCGGGCAGATCAGCCGCGGCGTTCACTGGACAGACAAATGCAAGTAACCGTGAAGCTCGAAGGTTTGGATGGGACGCTGGCCACCCTCAGGGCCTTGCCCCCTTCGCTGGTCAGCCGAAGGGGAGGCCCGGTCCTCGCTGCCCTGCGCAAGGGCGCCCGAGTCATCGACGCGCAGCGCAAAGCGAACCTGCAAGCGGTGACCGCGAACACGACGGACGAAGGCAAGCGCGAGAGCACTGGACACCTGATGAAACAGCTCGTCGTGTCGCGCGGGAAGCCTCCGAACGACGGCAAAGGCGAGCGCGTTCTTCTGCGCGTCAGGCGCAAGGCGTACCCGGATCGCAATGGCAAGACCGTCACCTCGCTGGCGGCGGCGAACCTGTTGGAATGGGGCTCAAGCAAGCAACCCGCCGAGCCCTGGATTCGCCCAGCCTTCCAGAGCCGGGCCCAAGAAGCCATCAACGTGACGCGCGATGAACTGCTGCGGCGCATTGATGTGATCCTGCGCAAGCTGGCCGCGCAAAACAGGGCGAAGTAATGTTGCCTCCCATCTTCGGACTGCTCAACGCGGCGGCCCCAGTCAAGGCGCTGGTTGGCACGAACCCGGTTCGCGTCTACCGGCCCGGCTCCGTGCCCGCTGGACTGACCCAGCCCTACGTCGTGTGGTCGATCATCAGCGACGTCCCCGAGAACAACCTGAGCGATCTTCCGCCAATTGATCGCGTCACCCTGCAACTTGACTGCTACGCACCGAGCGAGGCCGCCATCGTGGCGCTTGCCACCGCTGTACGCAATGCCATTGAGCCCGTGGCGCACATGACCGGAATCCCGGTGGATCTGCGCGAGACGGAGGAGCCGCGGCTGTTCCGCATCGCCCTCCAATTCGATTACTTCATGCCCCGATAGGGCATCCCGCTTTCTCAACCCACAGCCGCTTTTCAGCGGCTTTTTCACTTCTGAAGGAGCCGAAATGGCGAATGGACTCAAGACCCAGGGCACGCACCTGTACCTGGTGGACCGCACCGGCACCGCCGCCCTGGTCAAGATGGAATGCCCCACCGGCATTTCCGGCGTGACTGCTGGCGCGCGTGATCAGATCGAGGACACCTGCCTCGACAACACGGAAGACAAGACCTTCGTGGCCGGTCTGGGCAACCCCGGCACGATCAGCGTCCCGTTCATCCTGAACCCGCAAGCGGCCTCGCACCAGCTGCTGCTGGACCTGAAGGCGTCAGGCGCGATGGCCGAATGGATCGTCCTGCTGAGCGACGGTTCCGCGGCGCCCACGCTGGTGACTGACACGCTCACGCCGCCGGCCGCGCGTACGTCGTTCATGTTCGACGCATTCGTTTCCGACGTCGCCATCGACATCGCCACCAACGAAGTCGTCCGCGGCACCCTGACGCTGCAGCGTTCGGGCCCGGTCACTGCGACCTGGAAAGCCTGATGGACAAGTCGCTCCTGATGTTTCGCGGCGGCGTGAAGTCCGCCAAGAAGAAGCTGTCGGACGGCAACGAGCATGAGCTTCACTTTCTTGCGCGCACGCCGGATGAGATCGCGCTGTACCTCGGCGCGGAGCAACGGGTAAGCGACGACGAGGCTGGAGACGTCGCGCGTCAGCTTCTCCGCGCTCGCTTCATCGCGGCCAGCCTCTGTTACCCGGACGGCTCGCTGCTCATGTCCCTGGAAGAGGCACAGGCTGTGCCGGCGACGTTAAAGCCGGAGCTGTGCCAGATGATCGTCTTCGGCTCCAACTCGATCGGCGAAGCGGGAAAAGGCTAGCCGCCAAGGGGGAGGAATGGTTCTGGCACGTGCTCGCGCTTGCAATGTCACGAACGGTGGCTGAACTGCGCGCCACGATGCCACAGCCAGAGTTCTTGTCGTGGATGGAGTTCTACCGGCTCTATCCCTTCGATGACTTCCACCGCTACCACCGGCCGGCGGCGATGGTGGCGCAGTCCCTTGGCGGTGGTGAGATTCAGCCGCTACTCGATTGGCTCCAGCCAGACGGAGCGACAGAGGAAATGACAGACGCGGACGTCGCAACCATGCGCGCACTCGGATTCACACGGAAAGTAGGTTGACATGGCGGCTGGCAGCATCATCGTAGACCTGCTCATGAAGACCGGCTCATTCGAGACGGACACAAAGCGCGCGGAGAAGCGTCTCGCGGAACTGAAGAAAGAAGCCCAAGCGATGGGGGTCGCTGTCGGCGCCGCCTTCGCTGCGGTCGGCGTTGCCTCCGTGGCGATGGTGAAGTCCGCCATCGATGCAGCCGATGCCGCTGGAGAGACGGCGCAGAAGGTCGGCCTCACCGTCGAGCAGTACACGGCGCTTGAGTACGCCGCCAAGCTGGGAGCGGTGAGCCAGGATGTGCTGAGCACTTCTCTGATCCGGCTGTCTCGCAACATGATCGAGTCGGCGGACAAGTTCGAGGCGCTGGGGATCAGCGTGAAGAACGCCGATGGCTCCATGAAGAACGCCGACCAGATGCTCGGCGAACTGGCCAACAAGTTTTCGAGCATGCCGGATGGCATGCAGAAGACAGCTGATGCGGTTGATATCTTCGGCAAGTCTGGCGCGGACCTGCTGCCGTTCCTGAACCTCGGGGCCGAGGGCATCGACGCGCTAAAGCGGGAGGCGCAGGAACTTGGCTTAGTGCTGAGCACTGAAACCTCGAACGCGGCAGGAGAGTTCAACGACAACCTCGATCGCATGTCCGCTGCGGTCACGGGCGTGGCGAACCGGGCGGCCGGGGAGCTGTTGCCCGCCCTGAACGATGTTTCGAGCATGCTGGTGGATGTAGCCAAGAACGAGGCGACGGTAGAAGTCGCAACAGACATCGTGAAGACGGCTGTGGGCGGCTTGGTGACAGTTATGCAAGCCGTGGCCGTTATTGGCTCCGATGTCGGCTTCGTGTTCAAGGGGGTTGGTCGAGAGCTGGGCGCACTGGCGGCTCAGGCTGAAGCCCTTGGCGTTGGCCTCAAGGATGTGCTCGCGGGGCCGGCCGCTGTTGCGGCGGCCATGGCGCGAGCCGCCGTATCCGGAGAGATGTCGTTTAGCCGGTTCTCTGCCATCAGCGACGCCGTCAAAGCGGATGGAGAACGCGCGCGCGCCGAGCTGGACAAGTTCCAGGCAAGGGTGATGAACCTCGGCCAGCCGACGGCGCGCGATCCTCGCTTGCTCGGGGACGTCGGCAGCATCGCGTCACAGACGGCCGGATGGGGGCGCAGCCCGGGGCGTTCAGCGGCGGCCGGGGCGGGGCCATCCGGTCGCGCATCTGCCGACCGGCCGTTCAACGGACTGAGCTACGACGAGCAGATCACGCAGAGCGTTGGGCGCCTGTTTGAAAGCTCGGACCTGATCCGGGCCAGGGTCTATGAAGACACGCTGCGCAAGATTGACGAACTGTACTTTTCCGGCGCCATCAACGCCGATCTGTACGAAAGCGCCGTAGCGAAGCTCTCGGGAACCGCGGAGGCGACCGGCAAAGATGCGCTGCCGGAAGTTACCAAAGCCATCACGGAAACCAAGTCCATGACCGAAGAACTCGGCATGACGTTCTCCAGCGCATTCGAGGACGCGGCGCTCGGCGGCGGCAAGCTGTCCGACGTCTTCAAGGGCCTGCTGCAAGACATCGCCCGCGTGATCCTGCGCATGCAAGTGATCGAGCCAATGATGAAGCAGCTCAAGGCGTCGATGGACGGCGGCGGCGGAATGAATTGGGGAAAGATGCTTTTCGGCGCCCTCGGTGGCGCCATGGGCGGCGGCATGACTGCCTCATTCGCCGGGACGTCGGTCGGCTCGTCGGGCTTCGGGACTGGCCTGGCATACGGCAATCAGGACTTCGGCGGGTACTTCGCTGACGGCGGCAATCCTCCGGTCGGCAAGATGTCCATCGTTGGTGAGCGCGGCCCCGAGCTATTCATCCCGCGCACGGCTGGAACGATCCTGCCGAATCACATGATGGGCCGTAGCAGTGGCGGAGAGCCGCCGATCATCATCAACCAGACGCAGGGGCGGATAGACAACTTCGAGCGGCAAGATGTGGGCGGCCGCGAGGCGTGGATTCTGAAACAGGCGGAAGAGAGGTCAGTGGCCCGTATTCGTGCCGAACTGGCACAACCGTCTTCACGCACCGGCCGGACCCTGCGCGGAACCTATGACATGAGCCGGAAGTTCTGATGCCCACGCCTGTCATCCCCAATGACTTCAAGCCCCTGATCCAGGGCTACAGCATCGGCTCGCCCGATGGCGTCGCGCAGACGGAGGTCGGCGGCGGAATGCCCCGCGCCGGCCTGCTGTGGGACCGTGGCGTGCAGTCGTTCCAGGTCACGCTGATCCTCTCCCCGGAAAAGTTCTCGGTGTGGACCGTGTGGTTCATGCACATCATCAAGAAGGGGGCCTACTCCTTTGTGATGCCGCTGGACTCCGGCTTCGGATTGCAGGACCACACCTGCCAGATGGTTCCGGGCAGCTACTCCGCTGTTCGCGCGGGCAAGCACACCTCGATCTCCTTCGCGGTGCTGGCCGAGAGCCGCGCCTACGACATGACGGCGGCGGAGGCTGTAGGGGTTGTCGATCTGTGGAATGAGTACGGCGAACAGTCCGACGACCTCCTGGCCCGCATCGCGCAGTTCGCCAACGTGGACACCTTGGTGCTGAAAGACGTATGAGCCTCGATCTAGAAGCCAAGCTGCGGCGGTTCTACGCCTCGGCCCCGCAGAACCAACGGCAGATCGAGGTGTGGCAGTTCAGCCATTCGCAGATGTCGAAGACGTACTACCTGTGGCGCGAGCCGTATGCAGGCACGGTGACGACTGAGGCGGGTGTGCGAACCGTGGCGCCCGCGAACATGGAAACGAAGGTGGCCGGCAGCGAGGCGAATCTCGATCAGGTGTTTGAGATCCGCCTGGATACGACCGACATCGAGGACGAGTTCCGCGAGCAGCTTGACCGGATCGACCTGGATACGACGGAGCGCATCCGCGCCGTGTACCGCGTCTATCTGAGCGACGACCTGACGGACATCGTGGCCGGGCCCGCGGTGCTGCAGGTCGAGACGATCAGCCATCAGATCGGCGCCTGCGCAATCACCGCGGTGTCGCCAAAGTTCAATGCGACCAGCACGGGGGAACGGTATACCCCGCGCGACGTGCCGATGCTTCGAGGCTTCCGATGAACGTCTCCCACTACCTCGAACAGAGCTACCCTGCGCCCCCGTGCTGGGAGCTGGTGGCGACCGTCCTCCAGCAGGAACGCGGCCTTGCCGTGACCGCGTACAAGACCGTCAATCATTCGATCCGCAGCATTGCAGCGGCGTTCAGCCTGGCGCTTCACAAGAGCCCACATGGGTTCTGCCAGGTCGATGCCCCCGAGGACTTCGCGGTTGTTCTCATGGGGCGCACTCCTAAGCTCGGGCTGCATCACGCGGGCGTCTACTACGGCGGAAAGGTGCTGCACGCGCTGGACGGCGAGGGCGGGCAGACGGTGCTGTTTCAAGACATGGAAACCCTCTCGGCTGAATACCAGCTGATCGAGTTCTGGACGAGGGAATCCGAATGAAGGTCCGCTTCTACCAGCACCCTTTCGCGCCTGTCGCGGCGCAGGAGTTCGACGCTCCGAGCATTGGCGAGTGGCTGCTGTCCCATTACGGCGAGGCCCCGCGCGTCGGGGTTCAGGTGTTCGCCGGAGAGCCGTCCCAAGAGACGGACATCACGGGCGATGTGCAGGCGCTGCTGCGCAACGATGCGCCGTTCTACACGGTGGTGGAGCGGCCGGGCGCCGCCGCGGTTCCGTTCTTGGTGAACATCGCGATCAGCATTGCCATCAACGCGGTGGCGAACATGCTGTTCGGGCCGAAGCGCGAGGCCATCCCCAACCGCGGTCAGGAGTCGCCCAACAACCAGCTCGCCGACCGGCGCAACCGCGTGCGGATGCTGGAGCGGGTTGAGGACATCGTCGGCACGGTGCGGGCCACGCCCAGCCT